TTTTTAGCACATCTAAAATATAAATAGTTATTTTCTTTGTCATGTTTTACATCACAAGGAAACCCACAAGAGCAATTGGGTAATTCTTTTGAAAATTTGTTATTTGGAAAGGTATATTCAACATTAAATTTTACATATTTTCCACCTCTAATTTTTTCCCAATTTTCTTCATTATCTATCATTAATTTTTCTGTTATAGTATTTTCAACCCATAATTTATCATATCCCCAGTCATTATCATCCTCAATGTTTTCACTAATTACACTTCTATTAAAATAAATATTGTGGTTTATGCCATAAATATTGTTTTCAACATTTTCAGTATATCTAAAGAATTTACCCAATCTATTTACTGAATATATTGATACACACTTTGTAGGTATGTAGGTAGAAGTATTTAGTCCTCCTTTACCGGTTTCATGTTCCCAAAATCTTCTATAAAGGCGTGATGTCTCTCCAACATAAAAGTATCCATCTTCGCATTGTAAAATATAAACCCATTTCATTATTTTGGTCATCTGTCATAGATGTGTTTATATAGTTAATGTTAGTTTCATATCAGTAAGTAATATTAGCTTTTTTTCTGTGGAGAAATTTCTGGGGTATCGCGGCGGACCCTTGGGGCGTTACCATACTTTAGTTATTGCGTAATATTCCAGACCATATATGGTGTGCTTTTTGGTGAATTAATAGCGAAATGCAAAAGCCCCGAATCCCACCGCGATTACCCCAAGAGCAAGACCCATATGATAATTATACTGCATCTCACGATACATGGAAAGCCACGCCAGAGTTTCAGGTTTGTTATTTACGTGGTATAACATCCAATCTTTCTTGGGATACAACACATAGTAGAAATAATTGGTTATGAATGTTATTGCGATAGCAGTACATACCATCATCCACGAACTCAATTTAAGTTTTTGGACTTTGAGTTTGAAAAACAAGATGAGAATAGAAAGAATTACACCTAATATATATCCCTGAGAACTTATTGCGGTTCTCTCCTTTACAATCTTATCAAACTTATTTTGAGATTCTGGAGAGAGAAGAGATTTGTAATGAGATACAACTTTGTTCTTGTGTGTAAAATAATAGAAGTAAATCATGCCGATTACAAATACCGCAGATACCATACAACTGATCGCACAAGCCATTATAATAATAACACAGATTAAATAGTTTAGTTTGTGTTATAAGAGAGAATGTAAATAATAAAAAATGAAATATATTATCTTTTTATATTTCATTTAAACCTCAAGCAATAACTTACACAAGAAAATGATGCCTTTTGAAGAACACTTAATTATTCCACAAGATGTTCCATTCTTACGTATTAAAGCAGACTTTCATCCAGCCATTCGCGATCAAGTATATAATACTCTAAATACTCCTTCTTCAAGCAGTATAGCCCATCTTTGTAGTCAGTATTTATGGGAAACATTATGTGAAAATCCAAATGCAATGGATCTCATATACAGAAATCCAGATAAGATCTCATGGAGCCATCTCTCTAAAAATCCAAATGCAATTGAACTATTGAGACAAAACCAAGATAAGATTGATTGGAAACGTCTTTGTCTAAATCCAAACGCGATTCAATTACTGGAAGAAAATCCTTCCAAGATTTATTGGTCCTTTATATGTGCAAATCCAAATGCAATAAATCTTATTACGAGAAACATAAATCACCCAGATATTAATTGGGTAGCATTGTCTGCGAATCCTAACGCAATGACATTATTAAAGAGATTTCCAAATAGAATATGTTGGCGTAATCTTTCTGCAAATCCAAGTGCTGTGGAATACCTAAAAAAACATCCTAACAGAATTGTGTGGAGACGACTATGTTTAAACCCTAATAAAGAAGCAATGGAAATGTTGGAGGAATATATGAATAGACCTGACCTTAATGAGAACCAGAGAAATGAAATATGTTGGCATAACATATGTGAAAATCCTTATGCCATTCACATCATTGAACAAGAACTTGATAAAACAAATGGACGCGCGGACTATATTACACAAACTACTCCAATAAGTTCAAATCCAGAAGCCCTGCATTTATTAATTCCGGTAATGGAAAATGGGGAGGAAACTTGGACACTTTATTTACACGGAATTTTTAAAAATCCAAAATTGGATAAATTACTTCCTTATATAAATAAATGGATTACTGAACACCATAGAAGAATTTTACGAGGGCTTATTCGGTCAGATATAGGTGCTTTAATTTATAATCCAGCAGTTTTTACAGATAGAGAATACATATATGAGTATGACGCTATCCGATTAGCAAAGGCCCCAATAAATGAAATGATTCACCAATGGGCGGGACATCCAAAGAATATGGCCAAGTGGAAAGGATGGGGATACATGGAGGAGCTATGGGATGACGAGGCTTAAATATATATTTACAGAAAATATATAAAAGTATTTTAACAAATATATGGTGCCAATTATACAAAACAAACATACAACTTATGAACTACTTCCACTGGAACTACCACTACCAGTACCACTACCAGTTTTTTTCTTCATGTACTCATTATATATCTTGTAATCTATGTACATTTTTGTGGGATAAGAATATCTTTCATCATACTGTCCATATTCTACAAATGCGTGTTTCTCATCTCTTGGTTCTAGACGATAAGGAAAACCTAAATTGGGCTGAACCGCAATTAGGTCACCATTGTATTTTGTATTTGTCATCACCTCCAACATTCCAGGAACCATCTGTTCAGGTTCCATTATTCCACCACGACCTTCTGCAGTCTGGTATAGTTGAGCTCCGGCTTTTTTAGCAGGAGTATTAATGAAAGGAGCAGTTAAGTTTGTATTAACCATTCCTGCAGGACATACCGCATTAATTCTAAAGTTATATCGGGTGGCATATGGACGCATAGCTCTCACATATTGTCCCACACCAGCCTTAGACGCATCATAAGAAGGTTCCAGATTCATATCAATTGGAATAAAAGAAGCAAGAGATCCAGTAATAATGATTTGGTAGTCCTTGTCTTTTTGAGCCGGCCTTGTTAGATTATCTGTAATTTGTTTCATATATAGTTCACTAGCATATATAGGTCCTAAAAGATTTGTTTTAATAATATTCTCATCATCCTTAAATATCTGTCCGTCTACTCCAGCATTTAATATGATAACATCCAATATACCTGTTGGAGAGAAAGCAGAAGCCTCTTTAAATGCCTTCTCCATGCTACTCTTTTCCCTGACATCTCCAATAATACCCTTCACATTATCTTTGTACTGTGGATATTTGTTTGCTAATTCCGCTGCTTTAACAATAGCAGTCTCCTTACTTACAATTGCCACCCTATATCCATGGGATAACAAAGCATTAGAATACTGATAACCAATTCCACTGCTTCCACCAGTGATCATCACTGTTTTGCTTCCTGGAGTAATTTTTATTTTTTCAATAAGTGAGCGAGTAACTGATTTTTCATGATAATATAGATAGACTTTATAGAGGATATAAATAACAATAATTACTAAAACGGCTTTCCACCCAATTGAATATATTTTGGAAAATAATTGTTTTGATTTTGGAGAGAGCTTAATAAATGATTTCATTATACTAAATATGTAGAATAAATTATATTTATGATTACTCAGGTATATCAATTTCAGTTCATGTACTAGTACCTAATGAAAAACTTGTTCCAGTACCAGTACCAGTACCAGTACCATTTGTACTGTCATCTCCTATGTTTAATGGTTGATCCCCGACCATTCCAGTCGCTGCATCTGTATTTTGCTGCATAAGTTCCTGTAATTGTTGATTTATAGTTGTTATATTTCCACTAAGGTCAGTGTATTGTGTCTGTAAACTATTTACTTGGTTGTTTAAATAAGATATATTTTGGTCTGTTAGAGAAAGGGTACACCCTGTACAAGAACCACTGCCAAGTACTATTCCAGTTGGAGCACCGCTTCCAGTGCCAGAGTCAGAACTACTATCTCCATCTAATCCTTCCACAAACATTGGAAAAAATTGATAAATTAATAAGCACAATAAAATAAAAATACAAATCTTCAACATATCGTAATTTATAATTATAATTAATATATATATATTTATGTCTTATTATCACGATTACAACAGTTATTTAACCAACAGAGGTAGGGCTTTTTCTAAACATACCTTTAATTTTTTAGATAAATCTCCTACAGGATTAAACGCCTATATTATGGATGTTCCAATATACAATGAAAATGGCGGGAATCTTACTACATATAAACCTAGTAATCCTTCTTATGCTATACAAGGACCAACTACAAGCAGTATACGTATTTCTAGACTGTCATCAATTTCTAGAGATTGTAACTATAGAATATTTGCTCCAATTAAACAAGAAAATCCTATAAGAAAATCAGTGAGTTCTATATATCGGTGTAAAGGTCTAATAAGTGCTTTTGGTGATGCCATGGGAAAGTGTTAAAACTCCTCTAAATAATATAATTTATGTGTTGTACACACATACATAAATTATCAATTAAAGACATCTTTACAAATATTTGGGGATTGTTTGTGAAATATATAAATAAGCCTCTTAAGCCATAGACTTGTAGGCAGCGGCAGCCTTGGAGGCAGCCTTGGAAGCAGCCAAAGAGGCAGAAGCCATCTTGGAAGCCATCACGGAGGCAGACTTAGAAGCAGACCGGGATCGGGACTTGGAAGCAGATCGGGATTTGCGAGAAGCTCGGCGAGATTTCTTGGAGTGTTTTCGGGTATGTCGGGCCATATTATATAATAATTTAAGAAAAAAATTATAAAATACATGAATTCTAATAAACGAATTATTGATTATTGAGAGAAATTACAAATTACCAAATAGTATCAACTGTTGGCCAATACATCTTGTCTTTCTTTGTAATATTCCAAACCGCCCTAAATAGTTCTAAACGAACCAATGGGGCATTTGTTCTATATTTATCCAAGGGGTGAGGGTTCGTGTGTAACTGGGCTTCAATTGCCTTTCTGCTAATCTTCTGACGTTGCTGATAAGCAAAATAGACAAAGAATGCCAATAAAGACAATCTTCGTATAGGGGCAACATCGTTGTTCTTGTGTTGAAAGTCTCTTAAATATTCCTCACAAATAGCAAG